GGGCCAGTTGGTTGAGGTCCAACTCTCCGCGTGCCGCGGCAGCGAGGACTTTGTTCAGCGCGATCTGGATGAAGCCCAGCTCGTCGACGGTGAATTCGGTGCTTCGATAGGTCATTGGCAATTTCCTTGGTTTGTTGATGGTGTTCGTATGAACGCTCTGTTTCCAGAGGAAGCCAAGCGGAATCTCCGAAGCAGTTGCTTCTTTCTTGAATCAGTTCGAAGGCCGCTGCAGATGCCCCTAAGTGCACCCACTCCCTGCCGATATCCGGGATGCGCCGCGGTGGTAACGGTGCCCGGGTTCTGCGAGGCTCACAGGTCCTTGATTCATCGCGATTACGGGCGTGCGCGGCGTGGGTTCGATGCGGAGGCGGGCTTCTATCAGTCAAAGCAGTGGCGCTCGGTGAGGGCCATGTTCTTGCGCGGGCACCCGCTGTGCTGCGCCTGTGGTCCCAAAGGTTTGCTGGTGGCGGCCCGTGTCGTGGACCACGTGCGGCCGATCAAGGACGGCGGCGCGCGGTTTGATGTGAGCAACCTGCAGTCGCTGTGCGTGTCCTGTCACAACCGCAAGACCGCCCGCGAGTCGGCAGGGCGGTCAGTAGTCCCCCATGGGGGGGTAAATCTCTAGGGATGGCGAGCCACGATGCGTGCGCCTGCCCAAATTTTTGTGCGTGCAAATTGAACTAGGGGGGGCTCCCCCTGGATGGGATACCTATGGCCGGTCGTAAACCGCTGCCTACCAAAGTCAAGCAAATCAAGGGGACGCTGCAGCGATGCCGGACAAACCTGCGCGAACCCAAGCCAGAGGGGGACTTGGTCGAGCCGCCGGACTACATGCCCGAGGGGGCAAAAGCTGCCTGGAGATACGCGTTGGATTGCGCTCCACCCAATCTTCTCAAGAAGCTCGATATGTCGGTGCTGGAGATCTGGGCCTGCGCAGCTGACCTGTACCGAAAGGCCCAGGCTGGAATCGCTAAGACGGGCCTGCTCGTGAAGGCCCCCAACACTGGCGTGCCGATGCAGTCGCCGTATCTGGCCATCGCCAACAAGCAGGCGCAGATCATGACGAAGGCTGCAACCGAGATGGGCTTTACCCCTGCGTCTCGCTCCCGGGTGTCGCTGCCCATGGAGACAGCCGACGATGCCTTTGATCCCTGGGCGGACATTGCAGGCTGATGGTCGCAAAAAACTATGCCGCGGACGCCAAACGCTACGCCGAGCAGGTGGTGGGTGGTGAAATCCTGAGCTGCCGCTGGGTGCAATTGGCATGCCAGAGGCAGCTCAACGATTTAGCCCGTTTCAAGGGCAAAGGCAGTCCGTACCGCTTTAACCCAAAGCTGGTGGACCGCGATGGGCGCAGCTTCTACCCGGCCGACAACCTCTGCGCCTTCATTGAGCGGCTGCCGCACGTGAAGGGGCCTCTGGCTGGCGAGTCGATCACTTTGGAGCCGTGGCAGATATTCATTCTGTCGACGGTTTTTGGCTGGGTGAAGAGCGACGGCAAGCGGCGATATCGGCGCTCGTACATCGAGGTGCCGCGCGGCAACGCCAAATCAACGCTGTCCTCGGCCGTGGCGCTGTACATGCTGGCTGCCGACGGCGAGGGAGGTGCCGAGGTGTACTCCTTGGCTACGACCCGAGATCAGGCGCGCATCGTCTTCGGTGACGCCCAGACGATGGCTAGGCGCAGCGCCGGATTTCGAAGCCGCTTCGCCGTGAACGTGGGAGCGCACAACATGCATGTGTTGGCGTCGGGTTCAAAATTTGAAGCCCTGTCGGCTGAAGGCTCGACGCTGGATGGCCTGAACATCCACTTTGGTTGTGTCGATGAACTCCACGCGCACAAAACGCGCACCGTCTACGACGTGGTCGAGACCGGAACCGGTAAGCGGGACAACTCGTTGCTGTGGGTGATCACTACAGCCGGAAGTAACCGGGCTGGCATTTGTTATGAGGCTCGAACCTTCGTGACGAAGCTGCTCAACGGTGTGTTTGAAGACGATACCCAGTTCGGGATCGTGTATGGGCTTGATGACGGGGACGACTGGACCACGGAGAACGCCCTGGTCAAAGCCAACCCCAACTGGGGCATATCGGTCCGGCCCGAGATCTTGGGACCTTTGCAGGCCAAGGCTATGCAACTGCCCAGTGCGGTCAATAACTTCAAGACGAAGCACCTCAACGAATGGGTCAACGCTGATACGGCCTGGATGGACATGCGGGCCTGGGATGTCTGCGGGGACTCGTCCCTGGATATCGAGGCTTTTACGGGGCAGCCGTGTTGGGTGGGCCTGGACCTGGCCAGCAAGACCGACATCGCGGCGCTGATGCTGATGTTTCAGCACCCCGAGATCTCAGACGCCTACGTGGTGTTTGGAAAGTATTACCTGCCCGAGGACACGGTCCAGGCAGCGGGCAATAGCCAGTACCCCGGCTGGATGCGGACGGGGCGCCTGACCGTGACGCCGGGCAACGTGATCGATTTTGGCTGGATCGAGGCCGACCTGCTGGACTTGGTCTCGCGCTTTGCCGTCCAGGCAGTGGCCTTCGATCCCTTTCAGGCCACCCAGTTGTCGACACGCATGCTGGCCGAGGGGCTACCCATGATCGAAGTGCGGCCCACGGTACTGAATTTCAGCGAGCCGATGAAAACACTCGAAGCCCTGGTGCTGCAAAGAAAGCTGGTCCACGACGGCGACCCTGTGCTCACGTGGATGGCCAGCAACGTGGTCGCCCACCTGGACGCCAAAGACAACATCTATCCGCGCAAGGAGCGAGCAGAAAACAAGATCGACGGCATCGTGGCACTGATCATGGCCCTTTCACGGGCGATCAAACCGGGAGACTCGGTGGTGCTGGGGTCCGATTACGAGCTGATGCTGCTCTGATGGCCAAGACTGGTTATGGGAATCCTGAGCTTCTTTGACCGATTTAAAGCCTCTAGCAGCGACCGGTCCGCGTGGGGAGACTTTTTCTTCGAGCCGGTGTCTGTGCGCAGTGTCTCGGGCATGCGCGTCTCGCCTGACTCGGCCATGCGCCTGGCCGCGGTCTATGCCTGCGTTCGGATCCTGTCGGAAACCATGGCGTCGCTGCCATTGGTGGTGTACCGGGCAAGAGCGGATGGCGGGAAGGACCGGATCACCGACCATTGGCTCTATCGGGTACTTGGTAAAAAACCCAACCGGTATCAAAACCCGTTTGAGTGGCGCGAGATGCTGCAGGGCCACTTGGCCCTCAGGGGCAATGCCTTTTGCCAGATCTTGACCAACGGCCGGGGCGAAGTCACAGAGCTGATCCCTATCCACCCCGATCGAGTGCGCTTGGAGCTACTTGCAGAAGGGGACTATCGCTACCGGATCCAAAACGCGGCAGGCCAGGAGATGGTTCTGCGCCGGGGCGAGGTCTGGCACCTGCGCGGCTTGTCCTCGGACGGGTTGCTGGGTCTGAGCCCGATAGAGCTGTCCCGCGAAAGCCTGGGCATGGCCTTGGCCGCGCAGGAGTATGGCGCCCGCTTCTTTTCCAACGACGCCAAGCCCACGGGTGGCTGGATTGAGTTTCCGGGCAATTTCAAGGACTCCGAGGCCAAGCGGGTGTTCCGAGAGTCTTACCAGGCGGCCCAGTCCGGTGCCAACCGGGGCAAGGTGCTGGTGCTCGAGAACGGGATGAAGTTCCACGAGGTAGGTGTCACGAACAAGGACGCTCAGTTCCTGGAATTGCGCAAGTTCCAGATCACGGACATTGCCCGCCTGTTCCGGGTGCCGCCGCACATGATCGCCGACCTGGACCGAGCTACCTTTTCAAATATCGAGCAGCAGAGTCTGGAGTTCGTCATGCACACCATGACGCCTTGGGCTGAGCGGTGGGAGGCATCCATTGAGGCCGATCTGATGCTCGACGGTGATGAGCTGGAAGTCGAGTTCGACTTCGCCAACTTGATGCGGGGCGATGCAGCCAGCCGCTCGGCGTATTACCAAAGCGGAATCCAAAACGGCTGGCTCACCCGAAACGAGGCGCGCGTCGCCGAGAACCTCAATCCGATCAAAGGCTTGGACCAGCCTCTTCGACCCTTGAATATGGTCGAAGAGGCAGCCGCTGAGGAGCAAGAGATCTACAACCAGGAGCCTGAATCGGCTGACACCGATGGCACTGCCACGCCCGATGAGGGATTGAGCCTGAGGCTGCGCAGCCTGGTCCAGTCCAATGCGCAGCGGCTGGCCCGACGCATCGGCAGGAAAGGGGTTCTTGGCCCCAACGAGATCGATCTCATCGCCCAGAGCTTCGGATTGACACCGTCAGTCGTCGCCGTCTGGGCCGCCAATTTTGAAACACCATCCGATGAGCAGGCGCTGGCGCGTGCGCTCGTCCAACTTGGGATGCACGAATGAACAAGCAACTGCTGATTTCTGAATTTCTGACCACGCCTTGGGCCTTGATGCCGGAACGGCTTCAAGCCATGACGGCCGTCCTCACCCGCTGGTCCTCAGACGAACCGCCAAAGGAAGAGACGCTGTTCCAGGTCAACACAGACCGGGTAATGCGCGACACGCGCAAGCAGTTTGCGGCCTCCAGTGCCGGTGCCGGTATCGCGGTGCTCCCCCTGTATGGGGTGATTACGCAGCGAGGCAATATGGTCGAAGACATTTCGGGGCCCGGAAGCACCAGCACCCAGAAATTCACGTCGGCCTTGCGCCAAGTGCTGGCCGATGACACCGTGGCCCAAATCCTGATCGACATCGACAGCCCGGGCGGCAGCGTCTACGGCGTCAGCGAGCTGGCTGCCGAGATCATGAAAGCCCGAACTCAAAAGCCGGTTGTTGCCGTAGCCAACAGCCTGGCAGCGTCAGCCGCCTATTGGATCGGTTGCGCCGCCGGAGAGTTTTACGTGACCCCGGGCGGCGAGGTCGGCTCCATTGGCGTGTGGCAAGCGCACTTTGACTATTCCAAGGCACTTGAAGACGAAGGGGTCAAGCCGACCCTGATCTCGGCTGGCAAGTTCAAGGTTGAAGGCAACCCCTACGTACCACTGGATCTTGAAGCGCTGTCGTTCATGCAGTCGCGCGTTGACGACTACTACAACGCCTTCGCTAAGGCAGTGGCCAAGGGCCGAGGCTTGACGGTCAATGACGTACGCGAGGGCATGGGGGAGGGCAGGGTGCTGGGAGCGGATGCCGCATTGGCCGCCAAGATGGTCGATGGCGTTGCCACATTCGACGAGGTGCTGGCCAAGATCCAAAAGACGGCTCGCTCCGCCCAGCCCGTGGGCGCCTCCCGGCTCAAGCAGGCCCGTGCAGCCCTCGCGCTGATCTGACGCTTTCGACCGAGATTTCCACTTGAATTTCTGCAGTCCTCCGTCGAGGGCTGCTGATCCATTGCGACCCGTTGGTCGCGCCTCAATCGCCGCTCTGCGCTTTTTGCCTGAGCGGCATTCTTATTTATGGAGCAACACCAATGAGCAAACAACTGCGCGAGCTGCAAGCTCGCAAAGCCGCCCTGGTCAAGGACGCCCACACCTTGACCGATATCGCCGCAGCCGAGGCGCGTGACATGACCGAGGAGGAGCTGACCGCCTTTGACGCTCTTAAGGCCAGGATCGAAGCCGCTTCGGCAGGCATTGACCGCGAGGCTTCCCTGGTCGCTGAAGAGGCCCACATGGCCAGAGTGGCGCAGGTTGGCGTATCCCACGCGAACAGCGCCTCCGTCATTTCGGTGACCGACAACATCGAGTCTGACCCCAAGCATGGTTTCAAGAGCGTTGGCGACTTTCTAAAAACGGTTCGTCACGCGCAAAACCCCGGTAGCTCAATTGATGAGCGACTGTTGATTGGCTCTGGCCGCGGCGCTGTGGCGCCCGCATCGTTTGGCAGCGAAGGCTCTGCCCAGGACGGAGGCTTCCTGGTGCCCCCGCAGTTCGCCCAAGAGATCTTTCAACTGTCCCTGGGCGAGGACTCCCTGTTGCCGCTCACCGATAACGTGGAGATCACCGGCAACACCATGGCGTTTCCCAAGGACGAAACGACGCCCTGGGGAACCAATGGCATCCGGGCTTACTGGCAGGGCGAAGCGGCATCAGCCGTGGGCACCAAGCCGGTGCTGGGTCTGTCGACCCTGCGCCTGAAAAAGCTCATGGCGCTGGTGCCTGTGACCGATGAGTTGCTGGATGACTCCAACGCGTTGTCGACCTATCTGCCCGACAAGATCGCAACGTCCATTCGGTGGAAGACCAACGAGTCGATCCTGTTTGGCTCAGGCACTGGCTTGCCGGTGGGGTGCATGAGCGCTGCTACCACGGTGACCGTGGCCAAGGAGTCGGGGCAGGCGACGCAGACGCTCTTGGCCCAGAACCTGGCCAAGATGATCTCGCGTTTGCCGCCCGGCTCGTTTGCCAAGGCGGTGTGGATCGTCAACAACGACGTGTTGCCAGCGCTCTTCACACTGACGCTGGGCAACTACCCGATCTACCTGCCCACCGGTATCAATGTGGGTGGCATTCAGGTCTCTCCCTACGGCACCTTGCTGGGCCGGCCCGTCTTTGTGTCCCAGCACGCCAACACCTTCTCCGCAGCCGGCGACGTGCTGCTGGCGGACTTGTCGTACTACCAGACCATCACCAAGGCCGGCGGCATGCAGACGGCCACCTCCATGCACCTGTACTTTGATGCGGACCTCACGGCGTTTCGCACCACGTTCCGCATGGACGGCCAATCCAAGATCGCGGCGCCCATCTCGCCTGCCAAGGGCACGACGAGCCTGTCGCCGTTTGTTCAACTGGGCGCGCGCTGAACGCCCTAACACTCAAGGAGAACACACATGTTTCCCAATGCAAAGGGCAGCGAATTGCTGGCCATCTTGGCCACGCTGGATCCGGCCAGTCAGGCTGCAGGCACCGCCACCACCGGCTGGATTTCACTGGCGATGCACAACGGCCTGCTGGCCGTCATCCAAACCGGAGCACTCGGTACCGGTGCGACGGTAGACGCCAAGGTCCAGCAGGCGCTGGACGCCGTGGGCACGGGTGCCAAGGACATCGCCGGCAAGGCGATTTCTCAGATCATCAAAGCCACCGGCGACAACAAGCAGGCGCTGATCAACGTCAAGCCAGAGGACCTGGACACGGTCGCCGGCTTTGGCTTCGTGCGTCTTGCGGTGACGGTGGGGGGCGCGGCGAGTCTGACGGCGGCGCAGGTGCTGGGTGTGAGCCCTCGAATGCTGCCTGCAGAC